ATAGGGACAGCCGCCTAAATAGCAAGTATGACGACGGGCTGATCGGATGGGCTAAGCTGCCTATTAGAGCACAAGAAACCCTTTATCAGTGGGAGTATGACGACAACGACAACCTGACCGGCATGACACAGATGCCGCCGCCAAACTTCGGCCTGTACACAATACCGATAGATAAAGCCCTGTTGTTCCGGACAAAGAGCCGGAAGAACAACCCGGAGGGGCGCAGCGTACTGAGGAACGCATACCGGTCCTGGTATTTCAAGCGCCGTATACAGGAGATTGAGGGAATCGGTATAGAGAGGGATCTGGCAGGCTTCCCGGTGTTGACGGCACCGGAGGGCATGAACATATGGGACACGGATGATCCGGACATGGTAGCCATCCGTGCAGGTATGGAGGCCATTGTTAAAAATGTGCGTCGAGACAGTACCGAGGGGCTGGCGCTTCCGAACGGCTGGCAGTTCCAGCTGTTGAGCACAGGAGGCCGCCGCCAGTTTGATACCAACGCGATCATTGAGAGATATGACACCCGCATGGCAATGACAGTGCTGGCAGATTTTATTTTCCTGGGGCACCAGAGCGTCGGCAGCTTTGCGCTAAGCAGCGACAAGACAGAACTGTTTTCCATGGCAATAGGTGCGTACCTTGATATTATTTGTGAGGTTTTTAATAACCAGGCAATCCCCCGTCTGATCAACCTGAACGGCGACCACTTCAACGGCATTACAGATTATCCGCGAATGGAGCACGGAGACATTGAGGACGAGGACATTGAGAAGCTGGCCAACTACATAAAGGAAATGACCGGCGTCGGCATTTTAACACCAGACAGCCAGTTAGAGGACTATGTAAGAGAAGCAGCGCACCTGCCTGAACGCCTGGAAGATGATACACCGGCAGTACCGGATCCAGGAGGAGAAAAGCCAGTAAATGCGCGGCAGAGGCAGCAGGCAAAGCCACAACAGCAGCGTAGCAGCACGGTTGACCCCGGAGGAGGAGAGGAAGATCCGGACGGAGTGACCGAGGAAGATATGCAGGCCGTTGAGGAGGCAAGGAAAAGACTGGGGAGGGACCCATAATGCAATTTAAAAAGATACGGATCCGCAAAGCGGCTGGCAAGAAGAAAAGCCAGGGCGGACAAAATGCGCTGAACAAGCTGAACAGCTTCCTGAACGCGGCGTCCGCTGAACCGGCATATATTTTGCATAGCACATGGACCAACCAGCAAAATGCGATTACCTACAAGGAAATCCGCGAGGCTATAATGAACGGTCACATGAGCGAAAGCACTTTCCAACAGTGGCAGCAGGATTATAGCAAGATGGTAAGCGATAAGCTGTCCCCTGTATGGGTTAAAGCTATGGAAACGGCAAGCCTGGGCGTGCAGGAACAGCATGACAGTTTTTTCTTTGATCACACATGGACAGGGGTAACGAAGTGGGTTCAAGAGCACGGCGCGGAGTTTGTGACGAACATAAGCGCTGAGCAAAAGAACGCAGTGAGCGCTCTGATCGCCAGAGCATACAGCAAGGGAGAGAGTGCGGAGGAGTTATCCAGGGCAATACGTCCGTGCATAGGCCTGACACAGCGCCAGGCTATTGCAAACGCGAACTATTACGATCATGTGAAAGATTCCTTGCTAAAGAATAATCCAGGCATGAAAGAGGCCACAGCGGCCAAGAAAGCCCAGGAAGCAGCGGTCAAGTATGCAGCGCAACAGCACCGGTACCGTGCTAACATGATAGCGGAGACAGAAATGGCGTTTGCATATCAGCACGGCGAGTATGAAGCGGTAAAGATGGCCCAGGCGCAGGGCCTTATGGGCGTTGTGGAAAAGGTATGGTCAACAGCTTATGACGACGGCGTTTGTGATATCTGCAACGGGCTAGAGGGGCAGACGATAGGCATAGACGACAATTTTAATTTTAAGCTGAATAAATTACTTTTTGGAGGGCAAAGGCTGACACCACCGGCACATCCGCAGTGCAGGTGTGCGGTTGAGTATAGGGAGATTTCCCCGCCGGTAATACAGCCGGCACAGAGCCAGACACCGGGGCCAAGTATACCGGATCCGGCAACACCGTCCGTCCCTGGCAGCTTGCAAATGCCGCAGGGAATGAAAGACAAAGGTCTGGCGCACCTGGGAGGTACCGGAGAAATGCACTTGTGCGAGGACGGCAGCGGCACGGAATGGCTTTTCAAACCGGCGCAGTCCAAAAGCGGCACACCGGAAGAGTTCCGGGCCTATGTGCAGGAAGCTGGTTACAAGGTACAGGGCATTGTGGATCCGGACACGGCCGTCAAGGTCGGCACCGGAAACATAGGCGGCCAGTTTGGCGCATACCAGCAGAAAATTGACGTGGACCCGAACGGGTTCGACTTTAAGGCGTGGCAGCAGTACGGCACCAAAGGCCTGACAGCTGACCAGGTACAGCAGATACAGCGGGAACATGTTACAGACTGGCTGCTGGGAAACTATGACAGCCACGGCGGCAATTTTGTAACAGATACCAACGGACGGCTGATCGGCGTAGACAAAGAACAGTCTTTCCGGTACATTACCGACAAAGCCAGCGAAAAAATGACATACGCATACCATCCAAACAGCAAGTATGGCGAAACAGAGCCGCTGTACAACACTGTTTTCCGGAAGTATGCCAACAATGAGCTGGACCTAAACCCGCAGGACACCCTGGCATATATAAAACGGGTCGAGGCAATACCTGACAAAGAATATAGAGAGATATTCCGGGACTATGCCGAAAGTCTGAAAGGTAAGGGAAAGGACGCAGAGCAGCTGCTGGATGCCATTGTGGAGCGAAAGCAGAACCTCCGGGAAACATACCGGACATTTTACACGGACCTGTTGACCCAGCGAACCGGTAAAAAACAGGCAGCTTTTGTGTGGGCGGACGAAGCACAGAACACGGCCAAGACCATCCAGGCGGTCACGCATGACGCGGCAGCACTGAAAAAGATGGGAAAAGCAGATCTGCTGCAGATGGCCAAGGCACAAAACATTGCCTATTGCAACAACATGAACAAACAGCAGCTCATTGACAGCTTGTCCGACCCGGTAAAGGCCAAACAGTGCAGCAAGGATGTACGGGACAGACTGGCGGCCAACCAGGCGGCCAGAAATGCCAAGACGACACCGAAAGCACCGGCAGCAACCAATACAGGGCACTTGCCTCCAGGAACTAAAACGGCCGAGGATGTATTTACAGATTTTGACAAGATACACCCAGGACCGAAGCAGGGGCAGGCGGTATGGAGTGACGCTGACAAGGTTGAGGGCATGAACCTGAGCGCCCGCCGTATGATCATAGACGGAGACGTGCATTATGAGATTACCGGAAAGCTGAGGTCTAGCGCCTGGGATGATGTGCTGCAGAGGATGGACGGGGCAAACCCGACGGTCCCAGCGCAGCGTATCAACATGAGCTTTGAAACCACGGCCCCGACGGCAAGAGCATGGACCAGCAACACACTGGTTGAAACCCAAGCAAACATACACGGGGTTGTTACCTACCTGGATTCCTATGATCCAAAGTATGCGTCCTTTGAATTGTACAGCGGCCAAAGCCTGCATTCCTGGGACGGGTATTTTAGAATCCGTGTTCGAAGCAGCGGGGACGGCATAGCGGACGCCAAAAAAGCCACGGAGCTGCTGAAAAAGGTAGGCCTGGACGAAGTAGCCAGGACGCCAACGGCAGCAGCAGAGGAAACCCTGAAAAAGGCAAGGCTTGTGTGGTCGCAAGCCCCTGGCCGTGTGGACGAACTGAAAGACCTGGCAGGCAGCAGACTGGTAAGCAAACTGGACGAGATAATCGCCCAGGAAAATATCAATGTGGTGCAGCTGGCCAGTATGAAGCTCCGGAGCGAATACAACGGCTATATAACCTATGTGGTGCCTGGACTTGCAAAGGACCTGGAAAAGGCCGGTGCAAAGTATGTTTACCATAGCGTTTCCAGAGAGGGCGACGTTATAAAAATTTTGCAAAGCGGCGGAATTTCGTCCACCATGAGCAGAATCAAGCAGGGCATACAGCAGCCAGCTGGTGCCAGCATGTACTCTGATATGGGAACCGGCGGAGCTGATAACGCGTTTACCAGACTTGTGACCGGAAGCGCACAGAAAGCAAAGCGAAAGTTTTCCAACGCCAGTGTAGCGGGAGACTACCAGATAAAAATGAGTACCGCAGTCCTGGAACGTACAGACTATTACTCTTTTGGTGGGGATAAGTTTGGAAAAGTTGCAGATATAAGTAAATACGGGGCAAGCCCTGAACAGTTTGTCAAGAACATGGAAAGCAGTTTTGCTGGAAGTAATGAAATTATGTTCCGAAACGGAATAGACAGCCGATATTTTACAGAAATCATGTGCAATAGCAGATATGAAAGGCAGCACCTGTTGAGCGAACTTCGAGCACGGGGTATAATGGATATTAACGGCATTGATATTGAAAAATTTATAACCGTAGGGAGTGAACTGTAATGGATTATAGAAAAGCATACTGGTTTGAACAGCCACACATGGCTGGCATGTTTAATGTGGCCGTGCAGCCTATTGTGGATCCACGGGACGGGCGCCTGCATTTTGCGGTACCTGATTCCGGTATATGGGCCTTGACCGGAAAAGTGATCAAGGACACTGGGGACTATTTTGAGTTTGAATGTAATGACAGTGTAATGGGTGCCAGAGGCGGCACCTATAAATTTTCTGCACTGGACATTAAGACATTCCGGAAAGAAACCTGGAAGTGGATCGCACAAGGCAAAGACATTGCTGAGTGCTGCCAGAATACAGCAGATCTGCATTTCTGGTACCGGAAGAACTGGCCAAACAGCCGCGTGGCAGAAATTGGAGCCTGGGAGATGGAAGAGAACAGGCGAAAGGGACACCGCACGGACATTTAAAATCAAAAACGTACATTTTTGAGCGTAAAGCGTGTTAAAAACGCGGAAAACGTGTCAAAAATCAACAATAATGTGCAGAAATGCCATTTAACGCAGAGCGTCTGGAAGAACCCAGGCGCTTTTTTCATGCCAAAAAGGAGGAGAAAATGCAGACTTTCAGTGACATTATTAAGAGCCGGGCGCAGCCGGTTGAGAAAAAGGGGCGCTTTAAGGTTCAGAAAGTAGACGAGGACAAGCGGCTTGTATTTGGGTGGGCCAATGTGTCCGTAGATGTGGGCGGCAATGAGGTTGTTGACCTGCAGGAGGACATGATCGACCCGGAAACCCTGGAAGCCGCAGCCTATAAATTTGCAGAGCTGTACCGAGACGGCGGGGAAATGCACGAAAGAACAGGAACCGCAGTCATGGTGGAAAGCGTTGTGCTGACTGAGGAAAAGCAGGCAGCAATGGGACTGGCCGCCGGTACCTTGCCGGTTGGTTGGTGGATCGGCTTCCGCGTCACTGATGATGACGTGTGGGAGAAAGTAAAAAGTGGAGAATATAGCATGTTCTCCATTGGCGGCACCGCAATCCGGGAAGAAATTGAGGACGACGGAGCCGCAGCAGAGTGATAAGCA